CGTACAAGCGTTTTCCGCTTGCGGAAAACCTTGGGGCCGGCGGGCTTTGCCTGGCGGCCCAGGATCAGATGAAAAGGGCTCCCATGGGCGAAGGCCATGGGAAAGCGATTTACGGTATTTTGCCATGGACCTGGCGGGAGAGGAACACGGGGGCTTCGCGGCCACCTGCGTGGAGCGGCGGATATGACAGAGAAACGGAGGCGGATATCAAACGTGAGATGGTTTAAAAAGCGGGAGAGCGTATCGGCGGCACCGGTGCAGCTGCGCAGCGGAGAGCAGCACCCCTTTGGGATGCTGGGGGACTATGTGCCTTTGCGCAGCGGGGAGGACCGGCTGTACCGGGCGGTGCGGGAGGCGGTGCCCCTGGTGGACGCCGCCATTTACAAGCTGGTGCGGATGTGCGGCGGCGTGACGGCCCGCTGCGGCGACGCCGCGGCGGAGCGGGAACTGGCGGTGTTTTTGCGGACGGTGCCCGTGGGGCGGGGGCAGTTCGGCATGAACGCCTTTTTGGACTGCTACCTGGATTCCCTGCTGACCTACGGCAGGGCGGTGGGGGAGATGGTGCCCGCCGGCGGGAACCGGGACATCGCCGCGCTGCTGTGCGGCCGGGTGGACCGCTTGGAGATCCGGGAGGGGGAACACCCCCTGGACTTTGTGCTTTGCGGGCCGGATGAGTACGGACACATCCAGCCCCTGCCCTACCAGCAGCTGCTGCTGTTCACCCCCTTCCATCCGGAGGCGGAGAACCCCTACGGCGTGTCGCTGCTGCGCTCCTTGCCGTTCCTGGCGGATATCCTTATGAAAATCTACCACACCATCGGCGTCAACTGGGAGCGGTGCGGCAATGTGCGCTTCGCCGTCACCTGCCGGGACGGCGAGGGGCAGGCGGCGGAGCGGAGCCGCCAGCTGGCCGGGGAGTGGTCCCGGGCCATGGCGGAGAGCCGCAACGGAAGCGTCCGGGACTTTGTGGCGGTGGGCGATGTGGAGATCCGCGTCATCGGAGGAGACGCGCCCATTCTGGACAGCGAGGTGCCCGTGCGGCAGATTTTGGAGCAGATCGTGGCCAAGACCGGCATCCCGCCCTTTATGCTGGGCCTCAGCTGGAGCTCCACGGAGCGGATGAGCGCCCAGCAGGCGGACCTGCTGACCACGGAGATTACCGCCATCCGCCGGACGCTGACGCCGGTGGTGGAGCGGGTGTGCCGTATGTGGCTGCGGATGCACGGGTATTCCTGCGGCTGCGAAGTGGTATGGGATGACATCAACCTCCAGGACGAGGTAGAGGAGTCCAGGGCGGAGCTTTACCGGGAGCAGGCCAGGCGGCTGCGTATTGAAAACGACCGGATGGAACAGGAAAACGAGGGAGGCGTGTAAAAGAACATGGCGACGGAGGAAATGCAGAGGGAGCTGGAGCGCATCAACCAGTTTGCCAAGACGCCGCTGACGGCGGAGCAGGTGTACACCTTTACGCTGCGGCTGTGCGACAACGAGGTGGACCGGGACCTGGAGCGGTTCGCGCCGGAGGCGCTGGAGGAGCTGGGCAGGCTGTTCGTGGGCAAGAGCGGCGTGTTCGACCACCAGTGGTCCGCCCAGGGCCAGACGGCCCGCATCTACCGCACGGAGGTGGTGGAGGAACCCGCCGTCACCACGGCGGCGGGAGACCGCTACCGCTGGCTGAAGGGCTGGGCCTACCTGCTGCGGACGGAGAAAAACGCGGACCTCATCGCGGAGATCGAGGGCGGCATCAAAAAGGAGGTCAGCGTGGGATGCAGCATGGGGCGGCAGGTGTGCTCCATCTGCGGCGCCGAGGGGGGCTGCCAGCACGTGAAGGGGCAGCAGTACGGCGGCAAACTGTGCTTTACGGAGCTGCGGGAGCCCCTGGACGCCTATGAGTGGTCCTTTGTGGCGGTGCCCGCCCAGCGGGGGGCCGGCGTTTTGAAACGCTATGGCCAGGAGGACCGGCAGACGGCCCTGCTGCGCAAGCAGGCGGCGCTGGGCCAGAAGTATCTGAAGGAGCTGCGCCGGGAAGTGGTGCGCCTGGCCATGCTGGCGGACGACGGATTGGACGGCGGTGTGTTCGCCGCCGCCGCGGACCGCCTGGAGGAGCCGGAGCTGCTGGAGCTGAAGCGGGCCTATGAAAAGCAGGCGGCCCGGCGCTTTCCCGCCATGCCCCAGCTGCGGGACCGGGAAGCGGAGCAGCGGGGCGATGAGACCGTATTTCTCGTCTGAGGACGATCAAAGAAAGGAGAACAGGCATGAATTATTCTTATGAGGGCATCGGACAGTGGTGTGCCACCTTCGCGGGCAGCCAGACGGAGGAGGGCCAGGTGGTCAAGCTCACCGCCGGAAAGACCGTGGGTCCCTGCGCTGCCGGTGACGGCTTCTGCGGCGTGGCGCAGAGCGTCAGCCGGGACGGGGAGGCCTGCACCGTGGCCCTGGGCGGCATGGTACAGGCGGCCTACACCGGCACGGCACCCGCACTGGGTTGGAGCGGCCTCTCCGCCGACGGCGCCGGCGGCGTCAAGGCGGACAGCACCGGCCACAGCTATCTGGTGGTGGACGTGGACAGCACCGGCGGCACCGTGACATTCGTACTGTAAGGAGGAACGAGATATGGCTTATCATTACGAGAATATCCATCTGGAGAAGGGCATGTATGGCCGCAGCGGCCAGAGCTTTGCCAAGACGCTGGAGGAACTGGACCCCAGCGAGCACTACCGCGGCACGCCCCTGGAGGGACTGGACGCCTTCCAGCGGCAGCTCAAGCGCTTCGACATCAAGGTCAAGGGCGCCGGCAGCGACATGGTGGAGAAGTTTTTCCACACCACCGAGTCCTCCGTGCTGTTTCCCGAATTCGTGTCCCGGGTGGTGCGCCAGGGACTGGAGGAGGGCAGCATCCTGCCGGACCTGGTGGCGACCGTGACCCACTTTGACGGCATGGACTACCGCTCCATCACCTCCGTGCCCACGGAGGAGGACAAGAAGCTCCGCCGGGTGGAGGAGGGCGCCGCCATCCCCGAGACCGTCATCCGCACCCAGGAGAATCTGGTGCGCCTGCACAAGCGGGGCCGTATGCTGGTGGCGTCCTATGAGGCCATCCGCTTCCAGCGGCTGGACCTGTTTTCCGTGACCCTGCGCCAGATCGGCGCCTACATCGGCCGGATGCACTTGGCGGACGCCGTGGGCGTCCTCACCAACGGCGACGGCAACGGCAACGCCGCAGCGGTGTACAAGGTGGGCACCAGCCCCATTTCCGGATCCGCCGGGACCCTCAGCTACGAGGCCATGGTGGACTTCTGGAGCCAGTTTGACCCCTACACCATGAATACGCTGCTGGTGGGCAGCGATATGATGCTGGCCATGCTGAAAATGCAGGAGTTCCAGAACCCCCTGACCGGCCTGAACTTCCAGGGCACCGGCACCCTGACCACCCCCCTGGGCGCCAAGCTGCTGCGCAGCAGTGTGGTGCCCGCGGGCACCCTCATCGGCCTGGACAAGCGCTACGCCCTGGAGCAGATCAGCAGCAGCGACATCCTGGTGGAATACGACAAGCTCATCGACCGCCAGCTGGAGCGGGCGGCCATCACCTCCATCTCCGGCTTTGCCAAGCTGTCCGCGGACGCTTCCAAGGTCCTGAAGGTGTGAGCGCTGCTTGGCGGGGAGGCATGACGCATGGAACAGACGATCCGGAAACTGGCGGAGACGGTGAGCGGCGCCGGAGAGGATGAGGCGGCCCTGCTGGAGGCCTTGTGCGGCGCTGCCATCCGCCGCTGGCGGGGACGGCTCCGGGAGGGGCTGACAGCCGAGGACTGCGGTACGGCCTTCCACTGCGCGGCGGCCTTTACCGCCGCGGCGGACCTGCTCTCCGGCGGCGGAGACAGCGCGGCGTCCTTTACGGCGGGGCAGGTGTCGGTGAAAGCCAGGACGGCGGCGGAGTCCGCCGCCCTGGCCGCATCCCTCCGCCGGGCGGCGGAGGAGCTGATGGCACCCTACACCGTGCCGGGCGGCTTCGCGTTCCTGGGGGTGCGGGGATGAGACAAAACCTGATGCGGGACCTGCTGGACCGGTGGGGACAGGAGGTCACCGTGGAGACCGCCGACGGCACCGCGGCGGCTAGGGCCTTTTTGCAGCCCCTGACAGAGCGGGGCGAGACTGTACCGGAGTGTGTGACCAGCATCGGCTGGACGGATGAGCGGCTGTGGCTGTATCTGGGCGATACGGCGGCGGACACGGGAGACACCGTCACATGGAACGGAAGGCGCTTCCGGGTGCGGAGCGGACGGCCCTGGTATGTGGGCAGGCGGCTGAACCACTGGTGGGCGGTGCTGGAGGCGGCAAAGGAGGCGGCGGAGTGAGAGAATTGGCGTTGGTGCGGGACGAGGTGGTCCGGGCCCTGCGGGAGGCGGGGCTTACCGCCTTTGCCGCCTGGCCTCCGGAGCGGATGCGGGACTACGGCGGCGCCGTGGCGGCAGTGGACGTGGGCGGCGCGGAAAGCGGACCCATGGGCTTTTGCAACTACCTGGGCGAGACCTATGACCAGGCCCTCGGCACGGTACGGGAGGTGTACGGCAAGCAGCTGGAGGCGGAAATCCTGGTGGACCTCCGGGCACAGCGGGCGGCGGACTGCGAAGCGGCCTGCGCCCAGGCGGCGGATGTGCTGCTGAGCGGGCTTGCGGAGGGCATCCGCTGCGGAGAGCTGGCCTGGGAGGGACTTTGCTGGGACAAAGCCGCCGGAATGTTCCGGCGCCGGGGACGCTTGCAGTGCCGGGCGGTGTTCGTGGCGGAGGCCGGTGAGGACGATGAGACATTTTTGGACTTTCGACTGAAGGGAGTTTTGACCACTTGAGTGAGACGAGACATGAGCGGCCGGGTGTGTATTCGGCCTATGACGCATCGGCGGTGGTATCCGCCGGCGCGGCGCCCAAGAACATCGGTGTGGCGGCAAAGGCCGCCGGCGGAATCGTGGGGGCGGTCGTGACGCTGACCGGCTATGCCGCCGGTGTGCGGGCCTTCGGCGAGGACGCGGAGGCGGGCATGAGCACCATTTTGAAGCTGCTGTTTCAGAACGGCGCGTCCAGCGTGACGGCGGTGCGCGTGGCGGACGAGGGCACCGTGGCGGATTATGAGGCGGCGTTTACCGTGCTTGGCGGCCAGAATGTGCAGGTGGTGGTCTGCGACAGCGGCGAGGTGAGCGTGCATCAGGCCCTGCGCTCCGCCGTGGAGAGTGACTCCGCCGGCCGCCGGGAGCGGATCGCCGTGGTGGGCGGCAGCGGTGAGACGGCGGCGGAGCTGGTGAGCCACGCCGCGGAGCTGAACAGTGAGCGGATGGTGCTGGTGGGCCCCGACGCGCTGGACAGCGACGGCGGAACGCTGCCCGGTGTGTTCGCGGCGGCGGCCGTGGCCGGCGTCATCGCCGCCGGTACGGACCCGGCGGTGCCCCTGAACGGCGCGGAGCTGCGGGGCCTGGGCGGCCTGGCCGCGTCTTACAGCGACAACGAGATCGACCTGCTGGTGCGGGGCGGCGTGACGCCCCTGGAGAGCGAGAGCGGCATCATCGCGCCGGTGCGGGGCATCACCACCCGCACTACCACCGGCGGCGCGGCGGACGCCACCTGGCGGGAGCTGACCACCATCCTCATTGTGGATGACATCATCCCCGCTGTCCGCGGTGCCCTGCGCAGCAAATTCGCCCGTACCAAAAACACCGCCAGAAACCGGGGGGCCATCCGCTCCCAGGTCATCGTGGAGCTGGAAAAGAAGGTGGCCGCGGAGATCATCGACAGCTACGGCGAGGTGACGGCCGCCGCCGACCCCGATGACCCTACGGTTTGCCTGGTGGAGTTCAGCTTTGCCGTGGCCCACGGCCTGAACCAGATTTACCTGACGGTGCATATCACCGTTTAACGGCGGAAGGAGGGAACAAGCATGAAGGGATTTCCCACGAGCTCTGACATCTATCTGGAGCTGGACGGCCGGAAGGTGGCGGTGGTGCAGAGCTACACGGCCAAGGCCGTCAAGTCCTCCCAAAGCGTGGAGGCCTTCGGCGAGAGCGAGCCGGTGGCCACCATTGAGGGACAGAAAAAGTACACCCTGGAGCTGACCCGGCTGTATGCCACCGATGACGCGGTATCCGACGGCATCAACTTTTATGAGCTGAAGGATTTCTCTCTGGTCATCTGCAAGCCGGACCGGAAGATCATTTACAGCGGCTGTGAGTGGAGCGCCATTCAGGAGGATGGCCAGCTGAACGCCATGGTGGCGGAGAAGGTCACCGTGGTGGCCTCCAAGCGCATTGAGACCGGCGCATGAGAGAGGTGGATGAGCTGCGGCCCCTGACAGCGGGGCGGCTGCTGGCCATCTGGCGGGAAAGCGCCCGGGAGGCGGAGGACCCGCTGGAGCGGAGCCTGCTCTCCAATGCCCGGGTGCTGGCGGAATGCTGCTGGTTTCGAGGGGAGCCGGCCTTCCCGGACAGCGATGCCGTGCTGGAGGAGCTGACGGCCCGGGAGATGGAATCGCTTCTGGGGCTGCTGGGCGGAACGGGAGAGGCGGCGCAGCTGAATCCCGCCTTCGACCCGGCGCGGTTCCAGGCGCTGCGGGAGGCGTGAGCATGGACTACATTTATCAGGAGCTGCTGCGGCAGCGGGCGGTACTGGCCCGCCTGCTGCTGGGCAGCGGCAAGGAGCGGGAGGAACAGCGCGTGTCCGCCGGGACGGCTGAAAGGCCCGCGGACCTCTTGGAGGAGAGCGGCGGGTGGAAAGACGCCCGGTACTGGGCGTTCCAGACAGCATGGCCGGCCGGAAACGGAGCGGTTTTCACGGAGGACCTGACGGGCGGCGGGGCCTTTGGCGTAAACCTGAAGGATGGCGGCGAAGCGGCCCTTGGAAGAATGGACAGCCTGCCTGCCGGGGAGGAGCCTGCGGCGCAGAAGGGCGGACACCGGCCCGGCAAAACGACCGCCGCTTCCGCCCGGCGGTGGCCGTTTTCGGACGCGGATGGCGGCGAACAGACAGAGCGGGCGCTTTGGCTGCGGCTGGAGACCGGGGAACGCTCCGACGAAAAAGCCCTGTCCCGCATGGTCCAGCGGGACGCCCGCCGGTATGACGGCGGATTTTCCCTGTACTGAAAGGAGGTGCGGCCATGAAGCTGACACCCATGCGATACAAGGACTTCACCTGGCCCCACAACCCGGAGGTCTACCAGGTGGAGCGCCGCCGGGAAATGGCGGTCCACAAGGTGCCCTTCGGCGGGTGCGTACTGCAGGACCTGGGGAGCACCTACCGGGTCTTGCAGGGAGAGGGGGCCTTCGCGGGACGGGACGCCTATGAGACGTTCCAGGCGCTGGAGCAGGTGTTTTTGCAGGAGGGCCCCGGTCTGCTGGTCCACCCGGTATGGCCGGCGGCCAACGCCCATTTCGTGTCCCTGGAGCTGACGGAAAAGCCCCTGCCGGATTACGTGCGCTACCGCTTCGCCTTTTGGGAGGACCGGGGAAGCTACGCGGAGGCGTTGACGGCCCTGGCTTCCGGCGGAGAGCAGGCACCGTCCGCTGCCATGACGGGGGTGGAAACGTCTGCCGTTTACACTGTGAGGAAAGGAGATACCCTGTGGGGGATCGCAAAGCGGTACGGCATCACCCTAACGGCGCTGGTAGATGCCAATCCCCAGATCAAAAACCCCAATCTGATCTATCCCGGTGACAGGGTGCGCATCCCATGAAAGGAACCATCATCACCTGCCGCCACGAGACCCTGGAGCTGCCGGCCCTGCTGGCATGGAAGGTGGTCCACACGGGCACGGTGCCCTGCGACAGTTATACGGTGACGTTTTTGTATGACAAATCCATGGCGGAGCCCCTGCATCTGGCGGCGGGCTTTTTGGCCACGGAGGGGGGAGCGGTCATGCTGCGGGGCATCGTGGACGAATTCACCGTGTCCATGGGAACGGAGGGGCTGACGGCCACCGTCAGCGGCCGGGGCTACGCGGCCCGGCTGCTGGACAACGAGTCCAGGCCCCTGACCTACCAGGGGGCCACCCTTCAGGAGATCATCCGCAACCATGTGACGCCCTACGGCATCTCCGCTGCGGAGACGGCGGCGGTGCGGGCAAACTCCGTCTACACCGTGGCGGCGGGCAGCAGCCAGTGGAAGGCGCTGGAGGGCTTTTGCAGGACCTACGGCGGCTTTTCTCCCCGGTTCGGCCGGGACGGGCGGCTGCTGGCGGCGCCGGAGCAGGAGGGACGGCGGCTGCGGATCGGCGGAGAGGACCCGGTGCTCTCCTGCGTGCTGCGGGAGGACCACTACGGCGTTTTGACGGAGGTGCTGGTCATTGACAAGACCCGGAACGCCGCGTACAGCGTCCAGAACCGGGACATGCTGGACCGGGGCGGCCAGTGCCGCCGGGTGGTGTATACGCCGGGACAGAGCACCTGGGCGGCTATGCGGTACACGGGGGAGTACCAGCTTCAGCAGTCGAAAAAGGGGGAGCGGACCGTGGAGGTGACGCTGCCGGGGAGCTTCCTGGCCTTTCCCGGAGACACCGTGGAGCTGGACATGGAGCGCATGGGGCTGCGGGGCACCTTCCGGGTGGCGGAGGCGGAAAACGCCTTTTCCCGCAGCGGCGGCGCCACGGTGACACTGACTTTGGAGGAGCGTGTGTGAGATGTGGATCTCCAGACAAATGAAAACCGCGCCGCCCACGGCGGACGCGGACCTAGGCGTTACCACCATCGCCGGCGGCAGCGCCGGCGTGGTGACCCGGGGCGAGGTGCGGTCACTGCCGGTCTACGGCCCCGGCGGCTACATCTGGATGCCGGAGAGCGGCGGGACGGTACTGGTCATCAAGGGCGGTCCCGGGGGAGAGGAACAGTGCGTGGCCGGTACCCGCCAGCAGGCGGCCCCGGAGGGGATGCAGCCGGGAGAGGTCTGCATCCAGAGCCCCGGCGGAAGTATTTTTTTGAAGCGGGACGGTACCATCCGCCTGCGGGGCAATGTGCGGCTGGAGGGGACGCTGACCGTCAACGGACAGCCGTACACGCCCTGCCAATGCGGCGAGGAGGAAAGCAAGTGACATGGCGGAGCTGAAATTAAAAAACGGAGACTATGTGAAAGCCGGCAGCCGCCTGGACAAAGCCGAGGGCCGGGAGGCGCTTTTGCAGCGGGTGCTGTTCAAGCTGACGGCCCGCCGGGGGCGCTTCCCCTTTCGGGAAGACCTGGGAAGCCGCCTGTGGCGGCTGGGCACCCTCCCCCGCCAGCAGCGGCAGGCGGCCGCCCGGCAGTTCGTGGCGGAGGCGCTGGCGGAGGAGGATCTGACGGTGGAGTCCGTGGAGCTGGAGGAACAGGGGGACAGGACGGCCCTGACGGCCCGGCTCCTCTGGGAGGGGCAGGCGCTGGCGGTGACGCTGGACATTCAATGAAAGGAGAACGGCTTGAGAAGCGTTGACGAGATCTATCAGGAGATGCTGGCAAAGCTGGCGGAGCGGTGCGGCTTTCAGCCGGAGGAATCCTGCGACCTGGCGGTACGGCTGTATGCCGCCGCCGCCCAGGTGCAGGCCCTGGACATCCAGGCGGAGTGGGTGCTGGACCAGAGCTTTCCCCAGACGGCCCAGGGGCTCTACCTGGAGCGCCATGCCGCCATGCGGGGCCTGAAGCGGCAGGAGGCGTCCAAGGCGGCGGGGACGCTGCGGTTTTCCGTGGAAACGGCTTCGGCGGTGGATTTGGAGGTCCCGGCGGGGAGCGTGTGCATGACGGAGGCGGAATACAGGTTCCAGACCACGGAGCGGGGCGTTTTGCAGGCGGGAGAGCTGTTTGTGGACGTTCCGGCGGAGGCGCTGGAGGGCGGCAGCGGCTTCAACGCGGCTCCCGGGACCATCACCATCATGACGGCTTGCCCGGTGGGTATCACCGCCTGCACCAACCCCAGCGCCTTTTCCGGCGGCAGCGACCCGGAGAGCGACGAGAGCCTGCGTGCCCGGGTGCTGGAGAGCTACCGCCGCCTGCCCAACGGCGCCAATGCCGCCTGGTATGAGCGGTCGGCCATGGCCCACACCGGCGTGGCGGAGGCAAAGGCGGTGGGCAGAGCCCGGGGTATCGGCACGGTGGATGTATATATCGCCACGGAGCACGGCACGCCGGACGCGGCTTTGCTGGAGGCCGTCCGGGCGGACTTGCAGGAGAACCGGGAGATCGCCGTGGATGTGCAGGTGCTGGCGCCCGCACAGCAGGCGGTGAATGTGACGCTGGAGGCCGCGGCGGAGAGCGGCCGGGACTTTTCGGCGGTGAAAGCGGCGGTGGAGCAGGCGGTGACGGCGTTTTTCAGCGGACACCTCCTTGGAAAGCCGGTGCTGACGGCGGAGCTCGTCAGCCTGGCCTTCCGGCAGGAGGGCGTGGAGAATGTGCGTCTGGTGAGTCCTGCGGCGGACATCGCGGCGGGAGTGGGCGTGCTGCCGGTGCTGGGCACCCTGGCCGTGACGGAGCTGGGAGCGTGAGCGCATGGGCTACGGAGCGTATTTGAAAGCGCTGCTGGCGCCGCTGGGGGTATATGACCTGGCGGCAGGCACAGTCAGCGAGGGAGAACTGTATGCCCTGGGGGCCCTGCTGGACACCGTGGGCCAGCGGCTGGAGGCCGTGGAGCGGGAGAGCCTCACCGCCACGGCGGAGGGCGAGGGCCTGGAGCGGCGGGAGAGCTTGTTTGCCCGCCGGCCTGTGGCGGTGACGGCGGAGAGCCGCCGGGCCGCCATTGCCGCGCTGCTGCAGATCGACGGTGACAGCCTGACGCCGGAGGCCATCAACCGTACCATTCAGGGCTGCGGCGTCCGGGCCAAGGCCCTGGAGGTGGACACGGGACACCTGCGGGTCATCTTTCCGGAGGTGAACGGCGTGCCGCCGGAGTTCCGGGAGATTGAGGACATCGTGCTGGACATCCTGCCCTGCCATCTGGAGGTGGAGTTTTATTTCCGCTACCTGACCTGGCAGGAGTGCGAGGGCATGGGGCTGACCTGGGCGGGTGTGGAGGCGGACCTCCACACCTGGGAGAGCTTTGAACTGGCGGTTCCCACGGAGGAGGGCGTGTCATGGAACAGGAGCTGAGCGCCCGTATGGCGGGACTGGAGGAAAAGGTGACGGCGCTCTCCCGGCGGACCGAGCGGTTGGAAAAGGGCCAGACGGCCCTGAACCGCCTGGCCACGGCGGTGGAGGTGCTGGCCACCAAGCAGGAGAGCATGGGCCAGAGCCTGGAGCGGCTGAACGAAAAAATGGACAGCTTGGAGCGTCGTCCCGGCCAGCGGTGGGAAAACCTGGCGGACAAGGTGCTGCTGGTGCTGGCGGGGGCCTTTGTCAGCTTTTTGCTGGCGGGAGGCGGCGCATGAAAAAATGGACGGCGTCCCACCTGATCGCCCTGGGGGTGCTGGGCACGGACGTGCTGGCCACCTGCTGGGTGCTGTATGTGAGCCGTCTGGCGGTGTGCCTGGGATTTACCGGGAGCCTGCCGTATCTCACCGGCCTCGTGGGGGCCCTGCAGGCGGCCACGGCGGTGGTGCTGGCGGCGTATTTTAACAAGAGCCGGGCGGAGAATACCCGGGGCGGCATCGTGTATGACAGCGCCCTGGGCAGGAACGGAGACTGGGATGCGTAAGGAGGAAGAACGTTGCGGGAAGTGATCGGAAGACGGCTGGGAAATTTGCTGTCGGTCAAAAGTCTGGTGACGCTGACGCTGACGGCGGTGTTTGCCGTCATGGCGCTGCGGAGCACCATCAGCCAGGACTTTATGACGGTGTACGCGGTGGTCATCGCGTTTTATTTCGGGACTCAGAGCCAGAAGGTCCAGGAGGCGCTGGATGGCGGCGGCCAGTGAGGTGCTGGAGCTGGCCCGCCGGGAGCTGGGGACCCGGGAGGAACCATATGGCAGCAACCGCGTGAAGTACAACACGGACTACTACGGGCGGGAGGTGTCCGGCGGAGCGTATCCCTGGTGCTGCGTGTTTTTGTGGTGGCTGTTCCGGGAAGCAGGGGCGGCGGAGCTGTTTTATGACGGCGGCCGGACCGCCAGCTGCGGGGCGCTGATGACATGGGCCCGCGGGCGGGGACGGCTGGTAACGGCGGAGTACCGTCCGGGCGACCTGGTGTTCCTGCGGTTTTCCGGCAGCGGCGGGCCGCAGCACACCGGCATCGTGGAGGCAGTGGAACGGGATGCGCTGGTGACCATTGAGGGAAACACCGGCGCGGGCAGCGACGCCAACGGCGGGCAGGTACAGCGCAGAGAGCGGCCGTACCGGTATGTGCTGGGGGCGTACCGGCCGCCCTATGAGGAGGAGAACATGACACAGCAGCAGTTTGACGCCATGATGGAAGCGTGGCTGGAGCGCCGGGCGGAGCAGGATCCGGGGGCGTTTTCCGCCGAAGCCCGGGCGTGGGCGGAGGAAACAGGGCTCATCCTGGGAGATGCCGCCGGACGGAAACAGTACAAGAGCTTTTGCACCCGGGAACAGCTGATGACGTTTTTATACCGGCTGGTGCGGATGAAAAAACAGTGAGCAAAGGGCCGGCGCCTTTTAGGCGCCGGCCCTTTTGCCGCCGTCAGCCGATGAACAGCTGGGTCCAGTAATTGCCTCCGGAAACGTATCCCACGCCGATCTGCGTGTAGGAGGCGTTCAGAATGTTGGCCCGGTGTCCGCTGGAGTTCATCCAGCCATTTACCACCGCCTGCGGCGAGGCATACCCCTTGGCGATGTTTTCGCCGGCGGTCCGATAGGAGAGGCCGAAAGCGGAGAGCATCTGGAAGGGCGTGCCGTAAGTAGGGCTGTTGTGAGAAAAATAGCCGTTGTCCCGCATATCCTGGGATTTATAGCGGGCCACCCGGGAGAGCTCCCAGTTGGCGGTCAGCGGCCGCAGGCCGTTTTTCTGCCGGATCTCGTTGACCAGCCGGATGACCTCCGACTCGTAGCTGGAAACGGTGCTCTCCAGCTGCGGAATTTGCAGGATCTGCCCCGGATAGATGAGGTCCGGGTCAGTGACCTGGGGATTCGCCTGGATGATCTCGCTGGTACCTACCTGGTATTGCACCGCCAGCTTCCACATCGTGTCCCCCCGGACAACCTTGTGGGAAAGGGAGGCGGCTTCGGCGGGCATCGTGAGCAGACTTCCCGTCAGAACAGCGGCGGCCAGAAGAGTGCGTGTTTTTTTCATAACAGAACCTCACAAAAAAGAATGTCCCGTGCACGGACAAGAAAATTGTAACCGTTTTGTTACTTTTTTGCAAAGGTAATGTTTTCCGGCGGGGCGGAAAGGTCCGCGGGATAGCGCCGGCTTGGATGAAGCGCGGATGCGGCAGCGTACAAAAAGCGAGACTGCCTGACAAGGCAGTCTCGCTTTGGGGGAGAGAGGCTCAATCCGCAAACAGCGGCGTGGAAAGATAGCGGTCACCGGTGTCCGGCAGCAGGGCCACGATGGTCTTGCCCTTGTTTTCCGGCCGCTTGGCAAGCTGGATGGCTGCCCACACGGCGGCGCCGGAGGAGATGCCTACCAGCACGCCCTCCTTCTTGCCGATCAGCTTTCCGGTGGCGAAGGCGTCGTCGTTCTCCACGGCGATGACCTCGTCGTAGATCTTGGTATCCAGCACATCCGGCACAAAACCGGCGCCGATGCCCTGAATCTTGTGGCTGCCGGCAGTGCCCTTGCTCAGCACGGGGGAGGAGGCAGGCTCCACCGCCACCACCTTCACATTGGGATTCTGGCTCTTCAGGTATTCGCCGGTGCCGGTGACCGTGCCGCCGGTGCCGACGCCGGCCACGAAGATATCCACCTTGCCTTCGGTGTCCTCCCAGATCTCAGGGCCGGTGGTGGCCTTGTGAACGGCGGGGTTGGCGGGGTTGACAAACTGGCCGGGGATGAAGCCGCCGGGAATCTCCTTGGCCAGCTCATCGGCCTTGGCGATGGCGCCCTTCATGCCCTTGGCGCCCTCCGTCAGCACCAGCTCCGCGCCGTAGGCCTTCATCAGCTGGCGGCGTTCCACGCTCATGGTCTCGGGCATGACGATGATGATGCGGTAGCCCCGGGCGGCGGCCACGGAAGCGAGGCCGATGCCGGTGTTGCCGGAGGTGGGCTCGATGATGACGGAACCGGGCTTCAGAAGGCCCTTTTGCTCCGCGTCATCGATCATGGCCTTGGCGATGCGGTCCTTCACGCTGCCCGCGGGGTTGAAATACTCCAGTTTCGCCAGGACCTTGGCCTCCAGGCCCTCTTCCTTTTCAATATGGACCAGCTCCAGCAGGGGAGTCTTGCCGATCAGCTGGTCGGCGGATGTATAAATGTTGCTCATGATCAATTCCTCCTAATGCATATCGTTGCCGTGTGATGTGTCATGTGTGTTGTTTGGAAAAATGCTCAGCAACACGGGCAACATCGGAGGGACCATCTGTAATCCTTCATTAAAACCAACCTTTCAAGTAGGTTGATATGGATTATAATGCGGAGGGGCCACGTTGTCAATAGGAAATTGCAAAAAATTTCCGCCGCCTGCGGCGGGCCGCGAAAAAAGGAGGGAGCACACACTGTGCTCCCTCCGGAATGGCGGTATTGGAAAGCGCGGTTACTGAATGGTATAGACGAAGGTCTTCTGCATGGTCTCCTCCGTGATCTCCTGGCCGATGCCGGGCAGCTCCGGGACCACCAGGTCGCCGTGTTCGTCCGGCAGATAGTCGTACACGCAGGTGTCCCGCAGGCCCTGCTTGATGCCGTAGGAGTGCTGCTCGTGGATGAGGAAGTTGGGGATGACAGTCTCCACATGCAGCGCCGCCGCCTGGGAGATGGGGCCGCCGCACACGTGCACCTGCACCTTGACGTCATAGGTGTCGGCCATGTCGCAGATCTTCTTGGTCTCGGAAATGCCGCCGCACAGGCACACATCCGGCTGAATAACGCTCAGGGAGCGGTTTTCAAAGAAGGGACGGTAGCCCAGACGGGTATAGATGCGCTCGCCGGAGGCCACGGGGATCTTGATCTTATCCTTGATCTCCCGCATGGACACGGCGTTGAGGGGATGGACAGGCTCCTCGTAGTACATGATGTTCAGGTCGTCGATGTAGTTTGCCAGCTGGATGGCGGTGCTGGTATCCGTGAAGGCGTGCAGCTCAATGATGATGTCCAGGGCGCTGTCCAGGTCCCGGATGGCCTTCAGCCGCGCCCGGACCAGCTCCAGCACATTCTGGGGCAGTTGGCCCCGCAACCGCCAATCCGCGTCCTGCTTTGTCCGCTGCCAGTTGCCGCTGGCGGCCACGCCCACCGGGTCCACCTTGACGGCGGTGTATCCCTGGGCCATGGCCTTTTTGGCAGCCTCCGCGTACTGCTCGGGGGTGATCATGTTGCGGTCCTCCAGGTCCCAGTCAAACTGGATCTGGCTGGCGTAGGCCCGCAGCTTGTCGTTGGTCTTGCCGCCCAGCATCTGGTAGACGGGCACATTGTAATATTTGCCCTTGATGTCCCACAGGGCGATGTCGATGGCGCTCATGCCCGCGTTGATGACGGTGCCGCCGCCCATGCCCCAGAAGGTGGTGCGGAACAGCTTTTCACGGATGGCCTCGCTTCTCAGCGGGTCCATGCCGATGATGAGCTGGCCGAAATCCCGGACCATCCCCACGCCTGCGTAATGGGCGTTGCCGTAGGCCAGGCCGACTTCGCCGAAGCCGCTGATGCCCGCGTCGGTGTTGATGCGGATGCAGATGGGGGCGCAGTCCTCGTAGTTCAGGCACTTTGCGAAATCAAAGACATCGATGCTTGTGATCTTCATAGCGATTCTCCTTGTCCTTCTGCGGTATAGGCCTTCCGTTACCGGGAAGATGATATTTGCCAATACCAATTTTTTTAATGGGTTAATACGAATTGTAATTTGCCTAGCTCTGGCTGTCAACGGGTATTTTCCGAAAATTTCCGTTGATTCCCTATTAACCACGCTGTATAATAGGTTTATCTGATGAGGGGGGTGCGGTATGCTGATTTCCACAAAGGGCCGCTACGCGCTGCGGGTCATGATCGATCTGGCTGAGCACCAGACGGATGGCTTCATCCCGCTGAAAGTGATCGCACAGCGGCAGGAGATATCGGAAAAATATTTGGAAAGCATCATTAAGCTCCTGGTAAAGGCCAGGTTTTTGAACGGTCTGCGGGGCAAAGGCGGCGGCTACCAGCTGACGAAGGCACCGGAGCAGTATACCGTTGGTTCTATCCTGCGCCTGACGGAGGAGTCCCTGGCCCCGGTCGCCTGTCTGGAAGAAAGCGCGGATGCCTGCCCGCGGATGCAGGCGTGCCGGACCCTGCCCCTTTGGAAGGGGCTGGACAAGGTCATCAGCGACTATTTGGACAACGTCACTCTTGCCGATCTGATGCGGAAAGAGGAAGCGGGAAACGACTATGTGATTTAAGAGAAAAACGCAAAAAGCCGCCTGTACACGGTACCGTGTGCAGGCGGCTTCATTCCGGATATTTTCGTTTTTTACCCGAACCGGAATCCAGCGAAGCGAATCCGGTTCGGAAGCGAGGAGCAGCAGAATGAGCGCACGATGAGTTTTTGATGCGGAGCATAAAAAACTCGTCGCAAGCGATATGACGCTTGCGACGAGCTGTAACATCGCAACACTATAGATGCCGCTGCTTTCATCAGGGCTGCACCCAAAACCAAATCGAAGCCCAGCGAAGCGGGTTCGATTTGGGAAGGAGGAGCAGCGGCATGAGCGCGCTCTGACTTTTGAAAAAAGTCGGAGCAAGCGATATAAAGCTTGCTCCGACGTGTAAGGTGGCTTCATTCCGGATATTTTCCTTTTTTGATGTAGAAAATCGCTGGTGCTGAAAACTACGCCTGTATAAATTCTGAAATTTCTCTCAGCCATCCTATAACCTCATCAGCAGGATCACGGCTGTGAAGCAATTCCATTGTCATTCTGGGGGCTCCTAATTTGTTCAATTTCCTTTTTACTGTTTCGGGGCTATATGCCGTTGGATTTCTCGCTTGCAATAGTGCGGAGATTTCACGTGGCACGTCCATTGTGTCACTTATCTCAATCTGGACACCAAAGAGGTCCCTTACAACATCGCTATGTATGTAATTTTCCATTTCGCGTTTTGCTGTTTCTCTTGCAGAAGAACCATCGCCGCGGCGATTAATTTGGTCACAAATTCCGGCGTGTGCATGTGTATTATCACTATCATATATGTGATACTCAGGTGTGTTAAGCTTTTGAAGATAATTGTGATTTACAAAATCACTTAATATTATCCGCGACAAATTACCCGCAGAGGATTACGATGAAATTGAAAGGCTTCTCCAATCCCCTCCATGCAACGTAGAACAATACATAGATTCAATCATAGCTTGTTCAACCTTGGAAGACAATACATTCCCAATTGACGAAAATTTCAATAATGCGCAAAGGGCATTCCATAATGTGCAGAGATTTTTGAAAACAAGGTCAGAAAAGTTGGAAGAAACAATTAGATTATATAAATCATAAAAAAGGTGAGAGCGCTTTGAATAAAAGCGCCGGCCACGGCAGCCTCTAAGGTGTTTGCAAATGCCTTTGCATCCTCGGTACCGACGAAATACATATAGTCGCGCGGACGTCCGATATTACTTCTAGTCAGAGTAATACGAATTGACTTGTACTTTGAGATCTTTACCTCAAATGAGCTAGTCTCCATATTTTTGCACCTCTTTCTATTTTTGAAGGCCGCAAAGGATAAAACGGCAAGCTGCTGCCGTCCTTTCCTCTGCGGCCCTATTTTAGATGACCTGCACGATCTGCTCCCAGAGCAGGATATGCTTTGAGTCTATGGCTCGGTTGTCATGGTAATGTCCGAACAGCCAGTAGGAATACTCGGCTTTTTCCTTGACTTCCTGGTAGTGTCAAGAATTATGCGCAAATTAGTTTGCAGGCTCTGGCTGAATGAGGTCAGCCGGCAATAGAGACGTCTTCCAGAGCCGCCTCCAAGTGCTTCATATTCATGTA